AATCATCAGTCATCAAGAAGATGTCTTGCTATGTTATTTTATTTGAATGATATAGACTCTGGTGGTAAAACTGTTTTTCCATATCAGAACAAAGAGTTTACTCCGAAGAGAGGAAACGTTATTATATTTCCACCGACTTGGGAATATCCACACTTGGGAGAACCACCAATAGGTAGTCCCAAATATATTATGAGCACTTATCTGCATTATCATTGATGGAAAGAATTGAAACTACAATCATTCGGAATCTCATTCACAATGAGGATTTTTCTAGAAAAGTTATACCATTCTTAGAACCAACTTACTTTGAGAGAAGATCAGAGAAGATACTATTTGAAGAAATATCATCATTTATTGTTAAGTATGGATCAGCGGTAACTATTGAAGCACTAAATATTGAGGTTGAAAATAGAAGTGATGTAACGGATGATGAAGTAAAGGAAATCAAAGAGATAAATCAATACCTCAATGATTCTCCTGTTGATCAACAATGGTTATTTGATGTAACAGAGAAGTGGTGTCGTGACCGTGCGATTTATCTTGCACTTATGGAATCAATCCATATTGCAGACGGAAATGATGAAAAGAAGAATCGTGATGCTATCCCTTCAATCCTATCAGATGCACTAGCAGTTGCATTTGATAACAATGTTGGACATGATTACTTACAGAACTACGAAGAAAGATATGACTACTACCACAAAAAGGAAGAAAAAATTGAATTTGATCTCGAATACTTTAATAAAATCACAAAAGGTGGTTTACCTAATAAGACTCTTAACATCGCACTTGCTGGTACAGGTGTCGGGAAGTCTCTATTCATGTGCCATCACGCTAGCTCCGTGTTGCTCCAAGGACGGAACGTACTCTACATTACAATGGAAATGGCAGAGGAGAAAATTGCTGAACGAATTGATGCAAACCTTTTAGATGTATCCATACAAAATCTTAATGACTTACCGAAAAATACATTTGAAAAGAAAGTTGTAAATCTTGCACAAAAAACTCAGGGTCAGTTAATCATCAAAGAATATCCAACTGCATCTGCACACGCAGGTCATTTCAAAACACTATTGAATGAGTTGGCATTGAAAAAATCATTTAAACCTGATATAATATTTGTGGATTACTTAAACATATGTGCATCTTCACGTTACAGAGCAGGTAGCAATGTCAATTCTTACTCGTATATTAAGGCGATTGCGGAGGAACTTCGTGGTCTCGCGGTCGAAACGAATGTACCGATTGTATCCGCAACTCAAACTACTCGCAGTGGTTTTGCTAGTTCTGATGTTGACCTTACCGATACCTCTGAATCATTTGGTCTTCCTGCAACTGCTGATCTTATGTTCGCTCTTATATCTACTGAGGAACTCGAAGGATTAAATCAACTGATGGTCAAACAGTTAAAGAATAGATACAATGATCCGACCATATTCAAGAGATTTGTGATTGGTGTAGATCGTGCAAAGATGAGATTATATGACTGTGAGCAAAAAGCACAAGAAGATATTCTTGACAATGGACAAGAAGAGGAGTATAATAAAGATGAAAAAGTTTCGAAGAAATCTTTTGCAGAATTTAAATTTTAATTATGTCTGGAGATTACAACACACACAACAATCAACAACCTCATATAAACTACACGGGACAGAAAGTTGACTTGGATAAGTATGCTTTATTCGTGGATGGTGTCACATCCAATCCCAGTAAGGATTATCAATCTTTCCTTGAAAGTCTTAGTACCCTTGACGGAGAAGGTTCCAATATTCACAGGCTTCTTACTGCTGCTGTTGGCATTAGTGCTGAAGGTGGTGAATTTATGGAGATCGTTAAGAAAATGGTTTTCCAAGGTAAACCTTGGAATCATGATAATCGTGAGCATCTTATTATTGAGTTGGGTGATGTGATGTGGTATGTGATGCAAGCATGTGCAGCGTTGAATGTAACTCTTGATGAAGTCATTGAAGGTAATGTTGAGAAATTAAAGAAGAGATATCCTGGTGGAGATTTTAATGTTCACTATTCAGAAAACCGTAAGGAGGGAGACAGATGAGAGAACAACTAATTAAAGCACTCTTGGCACATGCACAAGGTGACATTGCAAAACACAAAGCAAACATTGAAGTATATCTTGCAAATCCTGTAGGCATTGGTGAACATTCAAATATTGTCGAAGCAATCGAAGGAGAGTTAGATATGATTGCGAAGTATCAAGATCAGATAGACATAATAAACAAATATTTTAAAAAATAATGAGTATAGACATTGATAGAATCGCAACTGCACTTGAAAGAATTGCAGATGCATTAGAGCGTAACATTGATCATGACCATGAAGATGACATCGTGCATGTTAATTATGGTGAGATTCAACCAGAACCTGGTAGAGAAGCAATGTTAAATCAGTTGGAAAAAAATAGAAAGAAATTTGAAATGGTTGATTTGATATCACCATCATGGACTATACAGGTGCCCGTTAGGAAGAATCAATAAATACTTCAAAAAGTAGAAGTAAAGTGGCGATCAACAATAAAGATGTTGAAGTATTAAGCGAAGCATTGTTTTGCTATTACTTTGCCATATACAAAAATAATAAGCAAAGTGAATATAATTATGCGATTTGGGGTAGAATCAATGATCAGAGTGATTTATTAAATTTTACAAATAGATTTGGAATTACATCTATGGTAAAGAATGTGAATGCTGACCCTGCATTCACATCAAGAATTTCAAAGGTCGCTGAATTTCTAATAAATCGTAAATCATTCTGGGCAAATGCATTGAAATCTCAGATGGAGGCATTCTTTGCAGGTTCAAATATCAAATCTGGCATGGATTATATTATCATGCGAGCAGATATGATACCAAAGGATTATGATCCATATCTTGCATATAATGAGTTGTCATATAAAGTAAGAGGAAAATTAGGTTTTAGAGGTACGATTGATAAAGATAAATGGAACCCATCAGACGTTTGGATATTTACCAAAAAATCACAAGACTTTCTAAAAAAGTTTATCAAATTATTTAATAATCAACTTCTAAATCAACCAGATTATACTGTGAAGATGATGGAGAAATTAAATAATCGAATCTTTTTATTATATAAGAAGGGTCTTTTATTTCCAGTATCATTGAAAGCACCAACAGGAAAAGCAAAGGTTGTATTTGAAAATGACACTACATCAGATTTAGTCAAGGTTGTGAAGTATGATGATATTGATTTCTCAACAAACAACCAAGATGCAAAGATAAAGTTTTCAGTTGATCAGGTTGATAGGGAAAGAGGCAAAGTGGTGAAGGCAGGGTACATCAAAGGTATAATTAAAACTAAAACTGTACTATCAGGTGGTGCGAGACTTGAAATAGAAGCGGGTGGTGCAGCACGTTATGGTTCAATGGGAACTGAGAACTATCAATATCTGATAAGAGAAACTGATAGGTCAGGTATACTTTCATTAAATAAAATTAGAAACAGGAAAGAATTTTTTACACTACATCAAAAGTATTGGAATAAAACAGGCGGTGCTCAATGGTTAGCGAGAGCAGAATACGTTCGTGAGTTTAAAAAAGATCCAAAGAAATTTAGAGAAGAGATTGAACCATATACTCAAGAGTTATTCAAACATATCAACGGAACTGTATGGGATTCAGCATCAATTGAGATGACAGCAAAAAGTCCTGAGGAGGCATATCTAAATAAAACACATGCAGGTGAAGTCGCTGTTGCAGTAGATGATATAACAAAAAAAATTATGAGAGACATCACTGTTGAAAATTTATTTAACTTAGCAGCATCACAAGGATTTGGTGCAGGTGTGTCTAAATCTCAACTGGAGATGAGAATGAAAATGCAAAAACAATTAAGTAAACAGTTAGGAGAAGATTTTAAAGGTATGGAAGTTAGTGATTCGAAAAAATTATGGTCATCTTGTTTCTATCTGGTGGTGAAGTAAATGCCTCAAGCCATACTACAAAAGGATATTGTCAAGGACTTGGAGTATTTGATAAAAACTTATAAGTATTCAACCATTGCTAAAATTGAAAAAAGTCCAAAAGATAAGGTAATATATGTAGATTATCTGAATACATCTTATGAAAAAATGAATAATCTTCTTGTAAATTTGCAAGAGGTATACCTTGTTAAAGGTTATGGAAATAAAGATATACCAAAATTTTCATCAACTACAGCATCAGTTAGAGTTCAAATAGGTAAAACATCTCCCAAACCAGTGGTCAATTTTAGATCATATACGATAGGTTCTAATGCACCAACAGCAGTTTTTGAAAACGGATCAACATTTATTCTTGAAATGGTTTTAAATAAAAATAAAAAATTTAAAAGTGTTGCAGATATTGAACTTGATAAAGATACATATCCAACTTTATTAAGATTGTTCGGTAATTATTCAGGTTCATTATCAAGATGGCTTCATACTTACTTTGAACAACAAAGACTTATGTTCGAGAAATATCAAAGTCCAAATTGGCATACATTTGAATATGGCGATGATGATTTTGTTAAATTTTTTTCAAAGTATATTAAAGACTATGGTGTGTATAGTGATTTTGAAGCAGGGAAAAAATTAGCCAAATATACTGAATGGAACCCATCTGACATCTATGCTGTCAAGAATAAAGCCGGTGTTCAAAAAGGACTTGACAAAATTTTTAAAATTAAAAGCAAAAATAAAGGTGCTCATTTAGGAAGATTAAATGCATATCTGATTAGACTTCTTGAGAATAAACAATTGGTTGGTATATCTCTGAAACAAATATCAGATAATACGGAGGCAGTACTTAAGGAACGTAATACAGAAAAAAATTTTAAAGATCCAAATATTGAAGATAAGAATTTTACTATTAATGATATTAGATTTGAAATTGATAATATTCATATCAATCAAACGATATCAACATACATCAAGTTTGGTAGAAGTTTTGGTATAACCTTATCAAGTTCCACATCAAATTATGGAAACATATCTTATATGACCTCAATTACAGGAGCGTCTGCTCAAGGTGGAAATGCACCTGTTGCATTTGTAAATGATTTATTGAGAGAGAAACGTCCTAAATGTAAGTATAAGAATGATAATTCTGAATATCCTCGAACGATACAAGAATTTATGAAACCAGAATTATTTCCAAAAGTAAAATATACACAAAAACATTATGAGACATGGTTTAATGATGTTAAAAAATATTTTAAAAAACCTGATAAGCACTCAAAGGATTATGATGCTTTTTACTTATACATATCAGGTCTCTATCAAAAGTCAAGTGCAGGTGCCATAGCAGCACAGAGTAAGTTGATGGCGTTACATTTCTTTTATGAATCTTTAGGAACTTATGCCAAAGATAAAGAGTTTTGGTTAAGAATGTTATACTTAGGTATGAAAGTGGGTGACAGATTTGCTGCACATGCTAAAATATATGAGAGAGGTAAAGAAGAAAAATGAAGATGAACATCGATGAACTGATTCAATCCTTCGAATCAAAGTCAGTAAATAGAAAAGAAAGATTTAATGATTTTCTTTATCATGCATATCAATCATTTGAAAGATTGATTAAAAATAAAAAACTTAAGAGAAAATCAGATAAATATATACAAATGCGACAAAAACTTATAAATTATCTCATTGCGAACGAGAGAACAGT